CCGAAAGGCTTTAACCCATGGCATTCATTACAGCATGATGAGGGTAAAAATGAATTCCTATTCATATCAAGACCATATAGCCTGAGTCTAAGTAATGTGATTTACCGAAGTCGACTATATGATAGTTTATTCAGTGTAAGCAGGTATACAGCAATAGACATGGATAACCTGTTTTGGTGCTTATTTTTCTCAAATAAGAATGTTGTAAGGCTCTTGAGTTTTTTCAAATTCTATAACACGATTGCGAACAGCACATATGCAAAACTGAAAAATCTCACAGATAAATACCTAACTATTTTACCACGAAGAAGGACTGAACAATACTTATTGCAAAGAATATTAAAGACCATACAGTCCAATTCTGAAAACACAGAAATGAGTAGTCTTTTCTCCAAAGTTGATTCACTCACTGAATTTTTAGAACTCGGAAATTTATATTCTTATGTTCCTACTGATGTTACCTCAAGCTTTACTAACTATACTAGCTTCTATTTTGGCATAAAAGACAATTTGAGAAAAGGTCCTGCAGGTTGTAAGCCAGATTTTTATGATCAAAATTTGTCCTCTGACAAAAAAACAGTTAATTTAAGAACACTACGTTATGGCTTAGAGTACCTGAAAGAGACAAATAGGATTCCTGACACTGAAGATCTTCTCAAAGGAATATCAGAGGATTTTGAAAGCTTTTTCTCTACCAACACAAAGGGATTAGATCCATTAAGTTTTAAAAAGAAGACAAATAGACTTATACACTTGAATGTGCTGGAAATGTACTATGAAGAAACCAAATCAATTGCTACAGAAAAAAATGATTTTAACATCATGAAGTATTTAGAGTGGTGCCTGGAAAAAGCTGAAAAAAGAGGTTGTATGAGCTTAGTTTCAGCCAAACAACAGAAGGATGCATCAGACAGAGAAATTTACATTCAGGAATACTTTAGCAAAGCTTCTCATTTCCTGTTCCAATCAATTTATAGGACATTCTGTGAGATGATCCCAAATGAGTTAGTTTCGAAAAGTGAAGCTTCTAAATTGCATTCAATAGCAAATATGGTCTTCAAGAATTCCTGTTATGTGAATATAGACATGGCAAAATGGTCTCCTGGTGACATCAAGAAGAAGTTTGAGAGCACTGTAGATGAGATGTTTAGA